CATGGGTCGTAAACCCAAGGCCCTGACTGCACTGGTTCGCAACTGTGTTAATATGTTTGGCAATTATAATGTAGGCATGGTTTGTACCAATCATACCTATGCCAGCCAAGACATGTTTGACCCAGATGACAAGATCTCAGGCGGTCAAGGTTTTGTCTATGCTTCCAGTATTGTTGTTGCTATGAAAAAACTCAAACTCAAAGAGGACGAGGATGGCAACAAGGTTACGGATGTATTGGGCATACGTTCAGCATGTAAAATCATGAAAACTCGTTATGCTAAACCATTTGAAAGTGTCCAGGTTAAAATTCCCTATTCAACAGGCATGAGTCCTACCAGTGGACTTGTTGATCTTTTTGAAAAGATGGGGATCTTGACAAAGAGCGGAAATAAGTTACAATATGTCAGCAAGAAGACCGGAGAAATCAGCAGTGAATTCCGTAAAAACTGGACAGAAGATAAATTAATGACCATCATGTTGGAATGGGACAATTCAATTGTAACCGCTCCTGTAACTGTTGAAGAAACTGAGGAATAAAAAATGGAAGAAGATCTCATCATTGAAATCTGGGACACATTTAAAGAATATGTTCCAGAAAAAACTCGTGATAATGCCGCAGCACACTTCATCGATTTTCTCATCGGCCGCGATGTGGAAATGAGTGTAATTGAAAGCCTGTCTGGCTTTGATCCTCATCTTGACAATGCTATTGAAACTGTCATGGACGAAGAAAATGGCTATGTCAATGACGAGGATGATGACGCAGATTGGGATAGGTACGACGACGACGAGGATCATTGATGACTTGGTATAGCCGAGTTAGCAAAGACATCGCACACCTTCCAGACTGTTTAACACACTTTTACAACGAACTAGATCAAGCCCGCAAAGAAGTCAAAATCCACGGGATAGTGGAGCGGGCTTCGGCGGCCTTGCCCGGTATTGTTGAACAGAGATTCAATCAACTTCAAGAAATCGAAGCTGTGCTGGAATATCTCAATATTGAACTGCGCCGCGTACGATCTAAGGCATTTAGAAAGTATTTGGAAAACTATCAACGAGCCCTCAGCAGCAGAGATTGTGAAAAATACGTGGAAGGTGAGGCAGACGTAGTTGATATGGAAAAAATCATCAACGAATTTGCCATGTTGAGAAATCAATGGCTGGGCATTATCAAGGCGCTGGACATCAAAGGCTACCAAATCAACAACATTATCAAACTGCGAGCCGCCGGTCTTGAAGATATTGCTCTTTGATCAAATCTCGTGTATAATAAACTCATGAATATCGAAGATCTTGTTGTTTTTTCCATCAGCCATCCAGTTCCCTTGAACTCTTGGGACAGTCGCATGATGAATAGTATCTACGAACAGATTGCGTTTAAAAACAGCCTGACTGAAAAACAAGGTGCTGCTGTGGTAAAAATCTTGAAAAGATATCACTCGGCAATTTCTACTCACGTAGGACAGGATATTTTGCAATATTTGGAAAATCCCTCATATCGACTGGGAATTAGAAAAATCAACACTGTCAAACGCATCACTGTAGTCGAGCATGACTACTATGGTAAAGCAATACAGGTAGAATTTCCTTTTGATCAAAAAATTATCGAGGCCATCAAAAGTAAAAAAACCATTAATCATTTGGGTCAATGGGATTCCGAGAAAAAATCATGGATTTTTCCTCTAAGCGAATATAGCATTGCGCATCTGCTGAATATTGCCCAAGAAAACGTATTTGAAATGGATGCAGAATTTAGTTCCTATGCGGAACAATATAAAGATATTGTCAAAAACATGGAGCAGTACATACCTATACTAGTGGCAGAAAATGATGGGGTTAAAATTCGCAATTTTTCACAAAATTCTCCAATTTTTCCGCCTGAAAATATCCTAAAATCTGTCTTTGAGGCAAGAAAATTAGGAGTTTCGACTTGGGGTGAAAACATTGAGGAATACCTTGAAACTGAAGAAATCAATCAAAACACTAGAGATTTTGTAAGAAGCAATCCCAGCGCGGATTTCCATATCAACAGTGAAAAATACGACATTTTTGCACTGACTGATATAGTAAAATATATGACGCCGACACTGTTTATTATTCCCGGCGGTAGTGAACTGGAAAAATTACAAACCTGTTGTGATTTTCTAACCAATATAGGAATCGTCCCAAATGAAATCAGTGTGATGTTTAGACTGCCCAAAGAAACCCATGAAAATTTCAATAATTTTGTGAAAAATTCCGGTTTTAATAATCCCATCACAGACACTACTCGTGCAGTGTTTATCAGCGGAAAGTTTCCTAAACCTGTTCTTAAATCTGGAATCAAATTTCACACAGTGGTCAACTTAGGCTTTGATAACGTGCATTACAGCCTGAGAGATTTTGTGAAAAATCACGAAAATTTGGTCTATTATACCGAAAAAATCAACCCCAAGCAAACGGAATTTACATGGCTTCTTGCAAAGTAATAATCAAAGACGAAGTCAATGTTAAGATTGAAAATCTTGATCTTGACACTCGCAAAGCACTGGTCAAAAAATTCAAATATGAAGACCCTAGTGCCCGTTTTCGCCCCAGTTATCGTCTGGGTAGGTGGGATGGCAGCATCAGTTTCTTCGGACTGGGCGGAACCACCTATATGAGCATGTTGCCCCAGGTATTGGAGTACCTAGAAGGTAAAAACTTCTATATTGAACTGGAAGATCACCGTAATCCTATCAACCTGGATTTTGCGGAGATTGACACTGATTTTTGGGGTGATTTGACCTGGCCAACGGGACATCGTTTTGCTGGACAACCTATTAGATTACGCGAAGATCAAGTTGATGTTATCAACATGTTTCTCAAACACCCGCAGTGTATTCAAGAAATTGCCACCGGTTTTGGTAAAACCATTACCACTGCAACACTGAGCAAAATCTGTGAAAAATTCGGTCGTACAATTACTGTGGTTCCTAACAAAAGTCTAGTGGAACAGACCGAAGAAGATTTCATCAATTGCCAATTAGACGTAGGAGTCTATTACGGAGACAGAAAAGATCTGGATCGAACTCACACAATCTGTACTTGGCAAAGTCTCAATATTTTAGACAAAAATAGCAAGAATTATGACGAACTTGCCTCGGCTCGATTAGAAGAACTGTTAGACAATGTTCAAACAGTCATGGTGGATGAAGTACACATGGCCAAGGCCGATGTGTTGAAAAACCTACTGACTCGCAACTTGTCGCAAACTCCGATTCGTTGGGGACTGACCGGAACTATCCCCAAGGCAGAACACGAGTTTCAAGCCATCAAAGCCAGTCTAGGGGAAGTGGTAAATCGTGTTCAGGCCCATACTCTGCAGGAGTCCGGCGTACTGAGTCAATGTCATGTAAATATTGTTCAGACTGCCGAATGGAAAGAATTTAGAAGCTATCAAGAAGAATTAAAATACCTAGTCTGTGATGAAGTCAGAATGACCTATGTTGCTGGATTAATCAGTCGTATTGCTGAATCTGGTAATACGCTGATACTGGTAGACAGAATTGAAAGTGGTAAGTTTTTAGTTGAAAATTTACCAGATAGTGTTTTTGTATCCGGCGAAGTCAAAACAAAAAACAGGAAAGAACACTATGACGAAATTAAAACTGCCGACAATAAAATTATCGTGGCCACTTATGGCGTTGCTGCCGTCGGCATTAATATTCCCAGGATTTTTAATTTGGTCTTGCTGGAACCAGGAAAAAGTTTTGTGCGAGTTATTCAAAGCATTGGACGAGGAATTAGAAAAGCCGACGACAAAGACTTTGTACAGATCTGGGACATAACGGCCGCAGCCAAATATGCAAAACGACATCTCACAGATCGAAAACGTTTCTACAAAGAAGCACACTACCCCTTCACTATTGAAAAAGTAAAATACCAATGAGAATATTAACACTTGATAACAAATTGTTCAGCCTTAACGATCTACCCGACGAAATTGAAGAAGATCTACGATTTGCGGTACTAGACAACAGCGATAGCAGCAATCCTGATCATTTTTTCATTCCCTTAATCTTTCTAGAAAGTTTTACAGGTCCGGCTGTGGTATTGAAGATTGGAGATCATGAATTAACCATGCCACTGGATTGGTGTACAATTGTAGGGGATCCCGAAGGACCGGAAATGGAAGTACTGCCATTGACCAGTTTGAACGATCGAGGATTTCAAACATTTTGTTTTAATCCATTAGGCAGTTATAGACCAGAATTTCTTGATATTGATATCATTGACGTATATCAAGATGTCAAATGGTATTTTCCCAAGATGAAACCAGGACAACTGCTGTGTACTCCGCTGCATGAAGGTC